TGTCAGGGGCTACTAGACTAAACTCGTGCCGAGCCCATATCTCCGGACGTGGAGCGAAGCACACTAGCGATGTCTCTTGAGTTGTCGCTAGCAAACACCACATCTATTGACGATGTTGAGCCGTGGATGTTCCGCATCGCGCGAACTAGGCCCGGGATGTACACCATCCGGGTGAGGACCATGAGCAAGAATCGCATCGACGGGTTGCTGTTCTTGTTTGGGGTCGACAGCTCTCACGAGGTAAGCGTCAATTTCACCGGGGAGGAGTTTGCCAAACTCGACAAGGTGATAATGAACCAGACCTATGCTGAGAGCAAATCCAAAGTTCAGAGCGCGATCGTGTATCAACATGCATCTGTGATTTGGCCTTCACACACACCAGACGACGTGACAATGCGCACACTCGGCGCATGGGCCATCACACAATATCGATGCAACGGCGAGTGGGTGGATTGCAGATGGAAATGTGTTCCACCGGTTATCCTCGGAGCAGCTGCTTACAGGAGATCAAGGGTTCTTGCAGTGGCAGCCCTTTTGTCGTGGGTGAGCATCAGACTGCGCCAGACGAAACCGGCAACATTGGAATACGGACCAGAACGCGATCGACGCCGCTTCAACATCGAACCAGCACAAGCAAAGTGGATCGAATGGAAGAACAGGTTTTTGGAATGGGTTGTGCGAGTGGGAGGACCGCCTCTGGCAGCGCCTCTCGCGGACGGAGCCCCGCCTGACGATCCACCACCTCCAGACGGTGCGGCTGAGGTCGAACAGAACCAAGCCGAACAAGAGGCACCTCAAGAGGAAGCGGCCGGAGAGGCACCTCAAGAGGAAGAGCCTGACCAGCCGGCACCGGAGGAGGGTGTCCCACGAAATGAGCTGGGATTTGTTGAACCCGGCCATGGCAACGCCGACCTCCACCCGATGGGCGGGAATAGCGACGAGGATTCGCAGATCCGCGCTCTCAGAGATGACAGGATTGTGGAGAATTCGGCGGGAATAGGGGTTGTAGGACAGTCACGCGAGCCAGGAAACAGCAAGCAGATCGTAGGAGTGGTCTCGCTACCAGTGACCGACAACCCGAATGTTTATGCAAGGGAAGCTGCATCTATTGAGTCTGCGATAGACCAAAGGATCACGAGGAAACAAAGGCCCTTCACAGCGAACAAGGACGACAAGGCACTGATCGGGAGATTGGTGTCAGAAGCCATTGGTGACAACCCGCGCCGCTCGTTATTCAGTGCGAGACGCGTGACCCAGTGGTGGGAGAAGAGCCTTTTTTCTGATCTGAGGTCAGGTAAATGGACGGAGGACCGGCTTAACAAAACCATTGAAGGCTTGTGTTGCCGAATACAACCGAGCTTCAAGTTGTCATGCGACGTTAAGTTGGAACCGATGCCAGAGGGCAAAGCGCCAAGGATGCTTATTGCAGATGGTGACGAGGGGCAGGTCCTCGCGCTGCTCACCATTTGCTGCATTGAAGATTTGATCAAGAAGCATATGCCGAAGAAGACCATCAAGGGTCTTGGCAAGCGCAAAGCCATGGAAAGGATCGCGGCTGAATTGCGTGTCCCGAATGCGGCCTACTCAAAGACCAGTAAGGGTCCGGCTCAGAGCACTGAGCGTAGTGGGCAGAACGGCGCACCCGGCGCTTCTGTCTTTGAGGGCGATGGATCCGCTTGGGACACGACATGCAGCAGCTCACTCCGCGATTGTGTGGAGAACCCAGTCATCATTCATGTTGCGACAATCTTGAAGGTGATGATGTCACAACCTGAGAGTTGGGTTCAAGCTCATAGCGACGTATCGGTGTTGAGACAGCTTACGCTAACTTTCAAAAAGAACGGAGAATTCAGAAAGTTTATCATCGACGCCATTCGCAGGAGCGGTCACCGCGGAACTTCGGC